CATTGTACGCGCTTTGATCAGCTTCGGTGCTTTCTGCATTCCACATTGGCACCATGTCCTCCCGGTCCTTGCATATCTGTGGATATTCCGGAGCAACTGGCAGGATAGTTTTAGCTTCTTTGCTCTGTTGAATCTTTTCTTTTTGGGACAGTGAATATTCAAACGAACTTGGGAATAGTAAAGCTCCATCTTTTTTGTCCAACACAGACAGAGAAAAACCTACTATCTCTTTATCACAATCAATCCAGATGCGCCTGATCTTGGAGTACGTTCCTGTTTTTATAAAATTCTTTAAAGCCATGCTGATCTCCTTTATGCGTATGCGTTTTTAATTGCAGCTATAACAATAGTATAAACTGGATTATATGTGCTTTGAGTGACTGAGTGCGTTAAAGTGGCTGATGGGTTTCCAGTGTTTCCAGTTCCAGCAGCTGCGGTTATCTCAGAAGAGCCACCAGTAGACCCTGTACTATTTGTATATGCTCCACCGTTATTAGACCCCTGAGAACAAGCTCCTGTGACTGCCTCAACCCCTGTAACAGACCAATTACCTTGCATGGGTATGGTGTGGGTGTGCGCAGTAACGGCACTATACCCATGCGTATGACTTGGCCCAGTGTGCGTATGAGCAGCGTGGTTTGCAACCGCAATTGAAGTTGCCCATGACGTTGGACTGTTTGATCCACCTGAGCCGTAGGTATTACCGACAACTAAACTTGCATTTGCTGCCCAATCGGATTTCTTTGTCCAAGACACAGGGGGCGAAGCTTGATTAAACAGAATGGAACAACCTTCAGGTAAAACATTTGCTACCGCCGTTGGAGAAGTAGATACTAAGGTGGAGTCCACATAGCTTTTAGATGCAACTTCCTGATCTTCAGTAGGGTTCGGTACAATAGGTGAAGAACTAAAAGTCTTAACACCTGAAATTGTCTCGTCTTCGGTTGTTCTAACTCGGTTCACGATTGTTAATAGTAGCGACTCGTTTGCTGCATCATTAAGTTCTGTGAATTGAATACCATCACCAGCTACAAGTTTACCATTTAGTATGCCAGGCGTAGTGTCATTAGCTGATACAAGGATACTGTAAACATCCGTATTTCCAGGAACAGGATCAAAAGACGCTATTTGAACATCAGGAACATCGTTTATAGGGTCATTAGAATAGTATACAACCTTATAACCACCAGTTCCAAACACATTTGGACAACGACCTTCGGAATCTAATTGCAGTGGATTTGGGTTAGGTATTGTTTCAAGAAGGTCTGAATACGTGTCTTTAGGCGTACTGGTTGTTTGCGTGGCGTAAAACTGTAGCCAACCGTTTACAAGAGGCTCAAGGACACTTGTTACTGAATTGAACGCAAAGAACTGCTTGAACGCCGGTATTACTCTGGGCATTATTTACCTCCTTAGTACAGCTTACTGTTACTGTATTTACTGTTATATGCGCCTATTTCTTTATCAACCTTTTCATACATAGACTTAATCTTTGGATCAGGGTCTAACATAATTTTCTTCATGTAAGACAAAGCTGCCATCGCACCACCGGAAGGCAGTTTTCCAATGGCTCCTACAGTATTACCTGCTGCAAGATTAGCAAGACCACTTATAACTTGATGAGCTGAAATTATGTCAGTGAAATTAGGTATAGCCTTATTTCCTTGCATGTTACGCGCTTTATGTGCTGATCTTGCAATATCATCTTCTACAGCCTTATACGAGCCATACAAGTTCTTTATTGGTTGATACTGTTCTCCTGTAGCTTGTTGAACAGTATCATCAAGCTTTTTTCTAAGCTTATTAGCAACAAGCGCGTCCACCATAGCTTCTCCAAAGTTGTCTCTACTTGGATTTTGTAAATACGCTTTCTGAGACACGTTTGCAGCGGCAACCGCACGTTGTGCTTCAGTGGCAGAGTATCCGCCCTCTTCGCTACGTTTTAAATATGATTCTGCTTTTTTAAGGGCGTAATTTATAGTTGAAGGATACTCATCTTTTAGCACTTTATCATCTGTTAATTTTAAAAGCTCATCACTTATGTCTTCCGTATCAACTTTAAATTTACCTTTGGCGTCTGTCTCTTTTACAAGCGCGTCAGCTTGTTCAAATAAGTTTATTTTACGTTGATTTACAGCCTCTTGCATTTCAATACGACTTTCTGGCAACTTGGACACTTTATCGCCTTCGATAGTTTCAAATACAAGTTTATCTTTATTTTTTACAGTGTCAACAATAGTATCCAATAGATGGTTATTATACTTTTCAACTTGTGCAACAGTTTGTTTGGTTTTAAATTTTGGAGCTATAGCTTTATTATATGTAGATATTACGCTGTCAGCAGTTTTTGCAGATAAACCCTTAGCTGCTTGTCCAAGGGAAGCTATAGACTTTAATACTCCAAGAGTTGCTACATCTGGCGCAGCCTCTATTCCAGTTGCTACTGTTGCAGCAAGATTAGGATAACCGGCGTCTGTTATAGCTTCACCTGCGCTCTTTGAGGCGCCCTTAGCTATTTCTCCAATAAATCCAGCAGGTGCAGAGGCATTTAACAATTGCTGTCCACCCTGTGTGAAAGGTTTATGCGTAAGCGCGTTTTGAACTATGTTTTTATTATCTTCCGCACGAGATAAAGTTGCATCGGTAGACTCTTTTTCACCACCAAAGAACTCTGCGCCTTTCTGTAATGCCATTGTACCTAAACCTGTAAGCCCTCCTGCTATAGTTCCAATTGGAGTAGTAGCAACGGCAGTACCCGCGTCAAGAACAGGATATCCTTTAGCTATATTAGCTACAGTTGGAATAACCTCCTTAGCCATTGCTTTGTAATCTGTATCAGGTATATCAGTTGACGCATCTGGCGAAATACCCAACATTTGTTGCTGCATAGCAATAGGATTCGGTTGCGTCGGAGTTACCGTCTTAATTTCCTCTGTAGCTTTAACAGGTTGTCTTTCAAACTGAGCCGCATTTTCATTAACATAAGCCTTTATTTCCTCAGGAGTAGTGCCTTCAGAAACTTCAAATTTAGCTATTCTACCATCCGGTAGTTGGACTTTGGCTATGGGCATTATTCAAATCCTATAAATTTTATTTTATTAGCTACTGGTTTAGACGGTGACGTAGCTCCTTTATACTCTGGTAACGCTACTTCTAAATCAAACAGTAAAGAACTATTATTATCTTTAGATTTTATCTGCTTTGCCATAGAGTTATGCGCATTAATTACATTTTTATAAGCGCGCTCATTAATGTCCATTACACGTCTAAGTGATTGTTCGTTCATACTGATTTTTCCACCAGCGATTTTTTCAGCGTACTCTCTATCAGCATCGGACAACCCTGTACCAGAGCCAAACTGTTTTATAACTTCACCAACTTGACGCCCTAAAGCTGCGGAATAAGCTTGTGTGTTAGCTACAGGATCATCAAAAGCTTTAAAACCAAGGCGAGATGACAACGCATTACCTACACCAGTTAAAAATTCAGCGCCGGTTCCAGTTATAATGCCTGAGTCAAGGAGCGGTCTAACTTCGTAAAGGTTTTCTAAACCACTTCTTGCGCCTTTAGCAGCCTCTAATGATGTAGTAGCAGATTTAGCCATCTCTTCTGCTAATTTACCTAAGCCTTTCTCCCCGACATTTACGTTGACTTCCGTTTTGCCTTTGTTTGGGTTCTCTCTACCAGTTAAACCCTCTACAGGTGTTACATACTTCCATCCACCATCGCCAGTATCTACTTTTTGAGGCGTAAGCCCTTTCTCAGCGGGCGCTAATACCTTCATCTGTTGAAGCATACCAACAGCTTTAGTTAAGGCTATAGTTTTTTCTTTTCCTACAGGTAACTCGATAATAGCTTTAATAGCTTCAGACGCGGGGCTTCCTTCTTTAGCGTTCCGCAAACCATACTCAAGGATGTCGTTCTGCTTATCCCCGCTTGCAGCAAGCGCGCCAGCTACGCTAAACCCAACTGCTTGAATTGCGCGAGTATCATTTGTTTGAAATACTTCAGCCAACTGTTTAGCAGCTTCAGGGTCTTGAACTGCATAAGCAGAGTGCGCTGTATTAATCGCTGTTTGATCGCCGCTCTGTACAGCACTAAGCATTGTCTGCTTTGCAGCGTCTTGTTCAGCTTGACGTTTAAGATTCAAACTGCGATCCTCAAGAGCTATATTACGATCTTCCATAGCTGTTTTAAGTGCTATGTTTTTAAGTGCACTGTCTTGCGAATCTTGAAAAGCATCGTTATAACTTTTCAAAGGGTTTGAAGTTACTGGATTCGCAATTAAATTTAATATAGAATTAGCCATTAGATCTCCTTAATACGATTTAGGATCATAGTAAGATTTATACTGCGGTTGCTGTGTAGTTTGTTGATTTCCGTAATAGTTACCTGCGACACCAGCTAAATTACTTACTGTGCTTTGCAAAGCATTAGACTGGCCCAAGGCGGAGGCTGCATTGACATCTCCCTGTGCTAAAGCTAAAGAAGACGCGTTTGTACCTTGTTTAACACCAAGATTGGCAAGAAGTGTGGCTAATTGCATACGTAAATCTGCTTCACCGGTTCCGGCTGCTGTGTAATTATTTGCTACACCTGTCGTAGTACCTTTAGCAATTTCAGACAGATTCGTGCCAAGTGTTTGAGCGTTTCCAGACAATGCAGTTCCGATATTTTGTTGTGCAGTGGCGAGAGCATTACCTGTATTACTTGCGAGATTAGATAAATTAGCTCCCGTTGTTTGATTGACTTCTACACCTAATCCTGTAGCGTCCTGGCCTCTTGTAGCAAGGCTTCTATAATTCTCAAGAGTTCTTTGTTGATCTGTTGCTGCTATTTGCATAGCCTGTTCTTGTAACGCTGTTAGAACACCGCCACTACCTAAACCGCCAATAGCTGCCGAGTTTCTAAGTAAAGACTGCTCCTGTTTCTCCCTTAAATATTTCTGACCAGGAGATTCTATAAAATCGTCTATAGCCGTCTGTTGAGCTTCAGCGCCAAGCGCACCGGACAAACCAGCTTCTTTATTAAGCGCAGCTTCACCAGTCTCAATATAAGGATTCAATAAACCCATTGAAGCATCTCTTGAATCAGTAAGGGCTTTTGATGCACCAGCAAAACCTGTTTGACCAGCTGTATTCGTAGTTGCACCAGGAACATATTTACCGTTACTGTCGTAGTATCCAGGAGATGTTATATTATTACCTAACAATGCTGACGTAATAGCTTTACCAGTATCCATCAGTATTCTATTAGCGTCTCCGGTTGAGCTTTTAAGAATATCGAAAATCTCAAGTTTACCTGATTTTAACTCCGCAGAGCTTTTGTCTAACGCAGATAGAAATGATTTTAAAGAAGGATCAAATTGTTCAAGCACGTCTTGTCGAGCTTGCTCTGCGGATGCTTCTGATAATTGTGTTGCTGTGTCAATTGATTGTGTCTGCGCCTGTGCCGCATCTTTAGAACCTTTTGAAGCTATTAAGCCTCCTGCTATTGAACCTACTGCACCTATAATTGCCGTTGGCATATTACACCTCTCTCATTTCTTCGTAAGTTAGTCCAAAAAGCTCTAAATCCCAAACCGTACCATTTTTTGAATACGCTGATCTCCGTGTCCCTTCATGTACAAAACCAAGCTTTAACACATGGTTTATAACATTCTTATATAAAAAAGGTATAAAACATTCTAATTTTTTACAGGACTGCACATTATCAATAATCCAATGAACAACAGCTTTAGCTGCAAGTAAGCTATACATTTTTCTGTGTTTTTTAAATATTAAAGAGTGTATAGTGTACGCTACAGACGATGTTCTATGAAGTTTGTATGCTCCTATAATTCCAAGTGTATTATGCACCACACCAAGCCAATGTTCATTAAGTACATCGGGTATGCTATCTGCAACACCGTCCTCATGAACGTCCTCCCAAAGAGATTCGTCATGTAGGACAGCATAAGCTACTGCATAATCCGTCAGTCTAATAATTTTTAAACAAGTATCCATCCTTGCGTCCTATCCTTTGCTATACTTTCATCACGTTTGATATACAGAATGTTTCCCGCAGTCCCATCAGTGTCCATATACAGCCTTGTTGAACTGGCTGATACTACTCCTTCAGGAGAGCCGCTACCTGTGATTATAGGCAGTTGTAATAACTTAAGCATCATTGTGTGAAAGCGAGGCTCAACTTTGCCGTCTTTATTGACAATGGGCACAGAAGGATCTAAGTACATTTTATTCATACTCCAATTTTATAAACACAGGTTTAACAGGATCAGACATTTCAAACTTCAACACTGCAAAACGGGTATACCTCCCGTTCTTACGCCAAATGACACGTTTGCTATATTCTCCTACTTTTCCAATAGCGCGTAACCTTGGCGGTCCCCAGGTCTTGCCGTCTTTAGATATAGACAGCGCGACCTTAGGATTAGGTGCATCTTCATTTCCTATACCAGACTCCATAGTAAGCTCTAAAATAGTGCTAACTACCTCTTCTCCACTATTAGTGAAAGGTTGCGAAGAGAACGCACGAATTATAGGTTCATCGTATTCAGTGTAAGCGTCTTCGTTTAGGTATCCAATTCTACCATCAAACAAATCACCAACAATAAGGCGCTCATAAGCTTTTTCAATTGAGCTTACTCGCCATCTACGCGACTCTTCCGCTGTATATGAAGAGCGTTCGTGCCATTTACCTGTACTCAAATTAAGCACAAACGTATGCTCAGGAAACGTAAAGCCCACAAAAGTGGCACCTTTTGATGAGTAAGACCAGCCAAAGCTTTTAGCTAAATCGGTTGAAGAATACCTTTGTATAACGCCGTCTATAACAGGAGTTGAGACCGTAGACATGTCTCCGCCTGTAAAGCCTAATATAGTCACGTTCTCGCGTTTGCCTGCGCCAACCATAAAAAATGTTCCAGCTGCACTTATGATAGAAAAAGGTGCTGTAGAGCCTTTGTCAATATTAACACCGTTACGCAAGAAAGGTTGATACGAGTCTCCCCCAATATTTTGAAAACCTTCAACGGTCTCGCTTCCAACTAAATAGATTTGATTTCGTGTTACAATGGGCGCGGTTATAGTGTCAGGATCACTTTCAGCAGATAAGAAGTCTAAAGCATCCCATGAAGTTCCATCGTTCAATGCTGATAAAATCCATTTTTTAGTGTCTGTATTACAAGCAAAATAACCATCAATAAACACAATCATTTGCGGATTGCCGCTTGCTGTAAAATCTGAGTCAGATATAGTTACAAGTACATTAGTGGACGGCGTATAAATGTACCCGTCTCCCCCTGGAACAAGAATAGCTATTTGCGTAGGGTTGTGTGCTATTGATACCCTACCTGTTCCGCTAATCGTTCCAATTAGTGAATAAGAAAATACGTCTGAATTATAAGGACCAAAAGTCCTAATTAACTTATAAAAAGAGTTTCCATTTACAAAGTAGTATATGTCGTCTTTAACGACGGAACCTCTGTTAGAGTCTTGAGTAAGGTTAGTAGTTATAAGTTGCGTAATGCCCGGAGTACCTACTAATTGTTTGGTAGATAATGCTGCTTCATTAGGAATCTGTTCATATAGGTTTACGCATTGTTGATGAGAAACAGGCAACGACTCGTCTATATAGAACCCACTAATTAAAGGAATTTCTTTAAGCATTATTATTCGTCCTCTTCTGCAATCTCGCTATAAAAAACTGATCCAGCGTCAGTATAGTAAGTATTTCCAGAGCCTACTGGTAAAATATCTGGATAAGTCGGCGTCATATCTTTATCAACTAACGATATCATTAATAGAGTATTAATAGCTTGACTTGCGTTAGCTGACAAGATTTCAGGCATAGGTGCTGATCTGTATTTAGGCCACAACCTAAATGCAAGTAGTTGAATGATAGGGTCTATTGCACCATCGTCAACTGTAATTTCACTTGACAACGTTGTTACAGGTGTAAAGCCGAAAAAGATGCTTCGAGACTCTAATGTTGCCATCATTCTGTTTAGGGTTCTTATAGCTGTTCTTGCATCAGCAGCTTCTAAAGAATCTTCGTCAATACCTGATACAATATCTTCAAAAGCATCTAATATAATTCCCTTAGCTTGCTCAGTCATCTTTTCGGCTCCTGTTAATATGTACTTCTACGACTTTTAATAACATCGGGTTTTTTAACTGCCTTTTCTTCCTTTTCTTCCTTTTCTTCCTTTTCTTCCTTTTCTTCCTTTTCTTCCTTTTCTTCCTTTTCTTCCTTTTCTTCCTTTTCTTCCTTTTCTTCAAGCACCCAACCAAGCTCAATAGCTTTTACTACGGTAGCAGGTTCTTCGTTGAGTTTAATCTTGCGTCCATCTTTTTTAATCCAGGTTTTCATTATAACTCCTTTAGTAAGGCTCGCCATATTTCAGACGAGCCTTTGATTAAGGTTATTGGTTAATTATTCAGTGCCGTAGCAATGGCCGGCAAAGAACGGATTAAGAACTGCGTAAGCAGGACGGAAGTCGATCCTTACCTTGTTCACGTTCTCAAGGAAGCCTGCGCCTTTGGAAACGCGGAACTGCAGACCGTCTTTAGTGGTAGCAAGCGTATCAGTTGAGTACAGTTTCTTGATAGGAACTGAGCCAATAGCGAACGCGTCTTTATGCCAGAACAAATTAGGCTGGTACGTTGTTGAAGCACTTCCAAGCAGTGTAACAACGTCACCAGAAGCGGCTGCGGTGGCGGTTGTATTGTACTGCCCACCAGACTCGTAAATTGCAGGGCCAGTTACAACCAAGTTACCTTCACCAGATGCCCCAAGGGTAACACCAGCAGTTACCGTACCAGTGAATAGTATAGCTGCGCCAAGGTCGTCAAGAATCATCTGACGTGTGGCGAGATTCAATCTGTAACGTCCAGCTATCTGAATAACTTCGCCGGCAGCTACTACCAAGTTCGCTTGAAAACCTGTTACAGGTAGTGTAATTGTCATTGTGTCTTTAGCTCCGACATAAGTTACAGTCGGATTTCCAGACAACGTACCTGCCCGATCCGCACCAGCACCGGTGGTATAAGAGGCAAGTGTGGTAGCTGTAAGAACAGAATCAAAACCAGCAAAGTTCTGTGTAATAATAGCTTTTTTGTGTGCTTCAGATATCATTCCACCAACGACACCACCTGCGCCAAGCGATCTTTGAGTAGCTGCGAGTTTACGTTGCGTGTACGGATTAACTGCAAAGTACCATGGAGAATCCATAGGAACACCAGTGGACTGTAATACAGCACCAGCGTTAGCTACTTCTTCCCAAGTGTTTACATAGTATCCAGGAGTACCTGCGAGCAGACCGCTGTTTTTCATCATGAACGCTGCAAAATCCACTTCAAGATCGTTCTTCATTCGAGTAGCCATAGGCCTCAGAAGTTCGTCAAGCTCATCCATTTTTAGAGCTTCATCAGCTTCATTGTAGTCAACAAAACTTGTGAAGTAGTTCTGTACCGTGCCGGAAGCTTTACCCGTAATGATGTCGGACTTCGTTTCAGATGAAACATCGCCTGTAGCTGTGCGCACAGTGTTGTAATCAGTAGGACGTTTGAAATACACAACTGTTCCAGTTGACGGGTCAAACTTACCGTCAAGTTTCTGCGTATTTACGTTCTTGGAAAGAACGCGCTCTGCTTCAAAAGCAGAAAGAAATCCTTTCGCGAGTTTAGCGGTAAAGTTGCTATCAAAATTGTTAGCCATTTTGTTTTAAATCTCCTTATTCAAAAGTTGCACCTTCAAGATTAGCATACTCTGCCACGTTCTTAGCGCGACCTCTTGGAGTATACGGTGGATCAGGGGTGCTTGATTGTTTTGGTTTTAAAGAAGCAGCCTTGGGAGCTACAACAGTAGCTATATATACAGCAGCCTGCACTTCGGACATTTTACTTATTTTATCCAACTCTTGTGCATTATCAGCGTTAGCAAGATAAAGTACATTGAGAGGACCGTCGTCAGACTCAAGCAGAAACCGAGCCAAAGCTGTTTTACCAGGGATAGCTGAACCAACTACCATTGAACTTTTTTCTACAGACGTTTTATCAAGCTTCAACGTGGCTGTTGTGGTATCAAACTTATCAATAATAGTTTTTACATATTCTTGATCAGTCTTCAACTCAGCCTGAACTGCTGCTTTCTTAGCGTCTTCAAGTAGTTTCTGTTCATGCTCTACTGCACCATGCTGACGTATAATTTCGTCCCTTTCTTGGAGCTTTTTTGTGTACTCAGGATCAAGTACGTCAGGCAATGGAGGTATGTCTGGTAATTTAGTTTTAGTAAGCTCCTCAAGCTTAGCCTCAAGTTCTGCTCGTTTTGCAGATTCTTGTGTGGCTTTTTCTTCAGCCTGTTTCTTTTCGCTGTATAACTTGTTTATCTTCTTGTTGACTGCTTCTTGGTTAATCTTTTTTTTCGGCTCTTCATCAGTTTTTCCCTCAGCGTCAGAGGTCTGCTCCCCGGATTCAGAATCTTCAACATCTTCAATTTCTTCTGTACCAGCGTCAATAGTGATGCCATCATCTTCTGTTTCTTGTCCGTCAAGGTTAGGGTCAGTATTGTCTGCCATGTTTAGCTCCAATCCGTGATTAAAAGTTCACGTTACTTATATCCGAGAAAACGTCTCGTTCGTTTTATTCTACTGCAAAAGTAATATTTACATCAATGTGTGTGGCTGTAGTTACTGAACTTCCAGTTTTGCCAATTGTAATAGCGGTGTTGTTATCGCATTTTACATAGCTCGCACCATCAGCTAAAACAGCTGCACCAGTTCCACCGTCTTTAAGGACTGCACTTTGTGTTAAAGAAGCTTGCGCAAAAGTTACAAGTTTAACTGACGATGTTTGCGTACCAAGAATATCAACAGTAGTAACTGCACCAGCGGCTCCACCAACAGCAAGGGCTTTACAAGCAATTATCCTGTAGCCTTTACCTACACGAGCAGCTAACAACGTAGCACCTGCGTTTACTTCTGCAATTGTGAATCGCTGACGCTTGTTGTAAGTCACTTCAACTAAGTTTGCGTCTACAGCTTTAAACATAGCTTCTGTAGGTACATGCTTACCTGCGTTTGTAACCGTATTCTTTGCCATTCTAATACTCCTTATGTTAATTGTTTGTCGCGCTTTACCTGCGCGCCGATTAATAGTTCTGCTTGTTCTTCATATGCTGCTGTTGTAGCCTTGGACATTATAACATCTACACCCATAGCGTCTTTAATGGCTTTAAGCGTTTCTGCTAAGGCTTTAAGCTGCGCGTCTTGTGCAGCCATCATCTCTAACATCATTTTTTGTTGCTCTTGTGCAGTCTTAATTTCAAGCTGTTTATTCTGTAAAGCCAACTTGTCCATTTCATTAGCAGACTTCATTTGTCGTTCTTCAATCTTGCTCATTGTATCTTGAGTCTCAGCTTCAGCTTTCTTCGCCTCTGCTTCAGCCGTAGCGATAAGCGCCTGATCCATTGGAGAAAGCTGTGGGGGTTGCTGTTTCTTAGCTTCAAGTTTATCTTTTTCTTCATCTGTCAACTCTTCTTCAAGCAATAAACCTGCGTCAACCATTCTTGCACGTTTTCTCTTAGCAAGGATATTAATTCCTGGTGCAGAGATATTAGAAAGAAGCACATCAGACCCAAGCTCCATTATAGTAGGATCAAATGCAGCAATCTCAGTTATTGCTTTAGCCGTTTCTTGCTGTCTACTGTCGAATGAAGCAGAAGCGTTACAAGTTACGTTATATTGTCCAAGCGATAGGTTGTTAAGCTCTACCGTCTTCTGTGTCTGCTCGTCAAATACTTGGTCATTTATAGTTATAGTTTTAGTAGTGCCATCCTGCTGCGTTAAACGCATCTCCATCTTAGTATCATACACTTTTGGAATAGCGTCAATAAGGATTCTTGCAGTGTGGCAAATACCTATTTCAAGGGCGTTAAAATATTCGTAACTTGCATTGTCGCTTCTACGGTCTAACGCACTTAAAGCCACGCCACTCTGGATAGCCATTGCGTCTGGTCTTGACGGATCAACACGATTAGACAACGATCTAATATGATTCAGCATTGCCTCTGAAGTATCTTTCAAACCCGCATTGATCTGCGCGCCAGGCGTAGACGATGGCGGCGGCTGTTCTGGAACATGGTTATAAAATTGTACAGGATCAGTGTTAGTGTTCATTGTTCTAAGTTTTTCTTCGTGACCTGATGCTTGCTTAGGTGTCATCCATACTTTAGCTCTTGGAGCAAGTGCGCCCTCTTCAATTCTTCTTGATTCAGAATAATTTAATACGCGTTGCGGGTCCATTAACTTCTCAACCGGACCCCAGTATATTACCTTATCTTCTGATATTTCAAAATTAGCAAACACTGGTACAAGAGGAACATATGCAAATACTGTTTTAGTTGCATCAGTTAGCCAATCTTTTCCATCCAGTAGTTGGTGATACACACAAGCTATCGAAGATTTTCTTGTCTTAATAACGGATATGTTCTTTGCTGAAAGTTCTTCACGAACCTTTTCAAATTTATCATCTATAATGTATACAGCATTATTAGACATCAGTGCAAGTTCTTTATTTTCGTACTTTTTTATATACCGCTCTGCTACTACAACTTCATCAGGCTTCTTCTGAGAATATACATTGTTAGTTTTGTCACGACTAATTGATGCTCTGCTACCTTTAGGAAAGTCTCTTTTATAGTCAGGTAACGACATTGCAGTTAAAATAAAACCATAATCTGCATCAGACATATCTCTTTCTTCTGCACCAGGATCAAACCAAACCCTATCCATGAAATTTGATACAGCTTTAATTATTAAATCCTGATTAAAAGATGTTGTATCTTTATAGCCAACTATGACTCTCCAACCACCTATTCCTGTGGTTATCATTTGCTTTCCAGCTGCACGGTATACGTACTTAGCTTTAATAGGGCCATTAGTTTCTATAGTGCGTATAATACCGTCGTAGTGCCCCGCTATTTCTGCTGTAGCTGCTCCGCCGCCAGGTGTAACTTTAATATCAAAATCCATAGCGTTTATTTCGCCACACAAATCAGATACTATCGTGCTAACTTTATCGAATGTATAACGTGGTTTATCTGATCGCTGTTGTAAAACATTTGGCTCCCACTGCCCATCACGTTTATTGACAAAGTGGTCAGCTTCTCTTGCACGCTCACGACCATCTTGGTCAGCTTCAAAACAATCTGCAAGGTCTTTAACAGCGTTCGAGTGTGTATCATTTAACTTTGACATAAGTTATGTACCTTCTTCGTATATTTTAACTGTAGCGGGTTCTCCGGCAGATTCTCTACCATCAGAGAACACAACATAGGCCCAAAATGTCCACACACCGGCTTTATCAATATCACTTGAAGACGCAATAATGTAGTTAATAACGCCCTTTGTAGCGTCTACAATTGTAGCAGCAAATTTGCCAGTTACACCGTTAGGCTTTTTATATTTAATACTGCAAGTTGCACCTATTATATTTTGTTTAACTGTGGCAGTAATAGTAAGCGCGGTTTGTCCTACATATATCTTACCCATAGCTAATTATCCAATTTACTGTTAAAGTTTAACTTTTTTATTATAATACTAAAAAATGAAAATGTAGCTGTTGCAGTTGTAATAAAGCTATTGAAATTAATATACTTAGTTATACTGCTTACAAACACGAAATCCTCATAAAAAAGTTCTAATGGTGCGTCTAAAGCAATATCAAAGCCAAATAAAAGAAATTGCGCTTGTTCAGTTGTAGTAATGCTGCTATCTATATCTGCTGCATTTGAAAATTCATCAATTCTCATTAGGTAGCAATGTCCTTTGTCTGAGTTGTTCCGTCATCAGATACAGTCATTGAAGCGATTTGAGTATTAGAGTCGTTCATTACAATCTGTGCAGACGATGTCTGCGTTACTTTTCTAAAGAACCTGTTAAACAAGGCTCTGAGTATTTTTCTTGGGGTCATGGATTCGCCAGCGTTCAGGGAATTATCAGCCAAGTCGGGAAGAACTTCATCCAGCACAGCGGCGGCTACTTCTGAAGCTGTGGGAGCAGTGATCGCAGTGATCGCAGAGATCGCGGCTTCAACTGCCGATTGGTCAGCAGGATCTGTAGGGAGATTGACAGTCTTTGCTCCTATGGCTGCAATACTTGCCGTATGATCTGCGGTCTGAACTGTTCCAAGGTCCGAAACAACTGTATAATCAGCAGCAGGTAGTGTGCGTAATGCGAATTCATCATTTGTTGGAATAGCTTTGATGAGTGTATCCAATGTTGTTCCAGTATCCTCAAGAATACTATCCACAATTCCGTCGACAGTGGCTAAAGCTGCCGCAGTTGCAAGGGCTGCATCAGAAATAGCAGTATCACAAGCTGCATTAATTTGATCGGTAGCGTCTGAGCCCTCAACCTGGACAGTATCCGTTTGCAGATAATCTGAACCACCAATCAATGAATCATATACATTAGACGGAAGAACCATGAAATGTTCCCAAACCGGCAAAGCACCCGCAACAATTATTTGGACTGTTAATGAGCCAAGAGTTTCGGTATCAGTAGCAGTTAGTGGGCATTGATACCAACCATCTACATCATGTGTTGTTGTAGGCGCAGCTGAAGTCTGTGCAAAAGCTCCCCCTGCCTTAGATATTTGAATATCTGCCTGGGAAATAGTTAATCCGGTTTCAGCAGTTTTACCGTCAGTATCGTCCAGGAAAGGTCCAATCCGAAAAGTAAATGCTGTAGATTGCTTTAAAAACCTCATGAAGCTCTCCTTTGTTTGTAATAATTAATGATATTAGGCGATAAAGTTGAACCACCACTCTCCGCTTGATCGAAATAAGTCACCGGCGCTACCCGTTGCAGGAGGGCGTAAGGATTGTCAAATAGGTTGGAGGCTATTGATGGTGCTTTATTAACAAGGTTTTCTGAGGACATCCAGATCGAATCAATATTGCCTCGATATCCATAATATTTAACTGGGTTATAACTGCCACGTGCCCCCAAGAGGAAATCAGCCGAAAAATTCTCACCGGCATTATACCTCATTCCATTGCCCGTTGCAGCCCCGAGAGGCAACCCATTCAGAAAGCCATAAAGCCCTAATGGGGTTCTGCGGTCCCACAGAACAAAGAGCGATAGTTTCTCACCGTACACGTAAGGGAACGTCACCTGGGCATAGTACCCCCCGGTGTCTGTTATCTTTACATAACCAGTTAAGTTGTTATAAAATAGGGTTAACGTGCCGTTGTACGCAGTAGCAGGCGCATTCAGGATAAAATGTTGTGACCCAGCTAAGGCCTGTCCGGTAATGTCGAATAATAGGTGCATGGCTCCGGTTGGTGTCCCCTTGATAAATGCACCGGCATTAATCGTGACCACATCACACATTCCACCATGACTGGTTTGATAGAAGTACGAGCGGTCATTTCGCCATTCCGGGGCACCACCAGAATTATACCCCCGCTCCGTGGGTGTACCAAATATGTCCTTTCCAAAAAAACCGGCTCTATCCCACAATGGGAAGTAGAAGGGAAACAAGCGGGGATCAATGCCCATCCTCTCAGCATTCTTGAAGATCGAACTCTTAACCTCGGAGGGCGGCCCCCACTGTTTAGGCTTGACCTTATGTGATTGCCGAAGAAATATCATCCATTATGCCCCAGGAACCATCGGGACGACAACCAGACTGGCAGTAAACCCATAGTCCTCAGCGACCAGCTTCACCTGACTGAGTTCAGCCGGTGTATAGATGTCCCCAATATCAAACTCTCCGGTCTCGCCATCCGGTATTTCAACACATATTGACCCATTGTCGAACTTCTCAGGATTCCCGGCACTGATACCAGCATATTTTACCCGTGCAACTGCGGCCCCACCAGATGGAGCAACAGTTACGTTCACAAAGCACTTGTATGCAAAACACCCACCACCGTTCTGTGCCGGATCATTGTTGATGGTTGTCAATGCGCCTGCACTGTCTGATCCTGCTATAATGGCTGCGCTGGCCTGTGCTGTGATAGGGTCTTTATAAACGATTCCCATTATTCAAAGTCCTCCGCTGTAATTTTTCGCCCAAACAATTCCTCGGCCCGGCTGATTTTACGTTCGCCCAGGCGCTTGATAGCCGTGACGATATCGGTTGAAAGCAATAGAGGGGTTGCCAGATCGTCAATCATGCTTCGAAATGTCGGATGATTAACAAAAAACACATCGTCAGAGTGATAAATCGTTGCAAAGTCTTGCAAATCTTCACCGGCTTCCGGCTGTTCCGCAGAGGTCAGCATGTTTCTAAGGGCTGTCCGTTGAGATTTATCCAGATAGGTGGTCAAAAGGAAAGCTTTTGATAGTCTGATTGGGTTTTCCGAAACCGGTATGACATCATTAGTTTCAACCATGGCTGATCCATCAGCATTCAATTTCTGCATCACAATTTCTTTGGATGCTGTGACCAGGTCAGGATGATTATTTATCTCGTTTTGTAATCCTTCAAGCATACTCTTTATCCCTCATTAAGTTTATTTTTTAATCGCCCTTCTTAACCTGCCCTTTTGCAAACCACATATCAATTAAAACACGCCACCCTTTTACTGGTTTATCCGGTTGCCAGTGCTCACCATTTATTATTCCATCTGCCCTGATAACATGCGGGATACACCTGCAAAATTTTGATTCTCTAAACTGAAACAGATGTTTGAGAGTTTGATTCTAATCACGGGTTAGTAGTTATCGTTACTCCCATTCCTTGCAGGGTAGCTACCGCAGCGTCAGAAGCAGAAGTTCTTGGAGCATTTCCTGTACCGGTTAAATCAATATCTTTTAATGTACCAGCCCATGTGGTAGTCGATAAATCTATTAATAACTGATCCACTTCAGCCGACGACAAGCCTCCAATACCCTCTAAATTTATGAAACTCATATCCGCAGGCCATGACTTTGAAGTGTACGAGTCAATAGTGTTAAAACCATCAGCAGCAAAACTTGTCATGATGGATGGAATTAAACCCATATCACCATAGAGTGTATTATTCCCTCTACAATAAAAAGTAGCCAAGGCGCTCTTTAAATTAGCTATGTCGCCAGTGATTATATTATTTCCAGTAATATAAAAATACGTTGTGAGTACTGATATATCATTAACATCCCCGCCAATTGTATTGGCGCCCTGTATTCTAAAGGTAGCGATGCTGCTCAAATTCTCACCTATATCACCAGAAAGAGTATTATTCCCGGCAACATATAAATAAGTTAAAGCACTTGGAGCTTTTGAAATATCCCCATAGATAGTGTTGCTTCCTAATATATAAAGCACAGTTACATTTCTTGGCAACTTTGCAATATCAAAAGAGATATTAGCTCCTACAGTGGGCACATAAAAATAGGTAAACGCATTTGCGTTATTTATTGTAACAATCCTGTTGCCTACAGATCCATAATCTTTACTAAACGCTTGATATCCAGAATACGTTGTACTTGTTCCGTCCCCCCATTCAATAGTGATTGTTTTCCCAGTTTTTGTACTGATATATCCGTCAACAGTTTGCGTGTCTATAATATTGAAACTAAATTTATTGTACTTGGTAAAAAAACTAATCCCTTTTTTCGGCGCTTCTATTTGTAGTATCTCGCAGTAAACCTGTCCAACCAGCCCCAAAATTATGACGATGTAGAGTAAGAGTTTTTTCATGAAGACTCCTTAATACAACACAAGTATTGCGACTTTATAGCCTGTAGCAGCGCGAACAAACCCAAGGGACCCGGTAGTTTTACCTATATTGATAATGATTCCGCTTTCAGGAGCTACAACCCAATCGGCAGCGGCACCGCCTGTTGACGAATAGTGAAAAGATATAGGGTCGTAATTTGTTGCTGTCGAGTTTACCACCTGGAGCAATACAGCTTTACACTCTGTACCAGAAGGCAGCAATACTTCGTGCATATCTCCATCGGTTGTTGTGCTATCCCACCAGGTTTTGATAGCAGAACCACTTGCAGCGATCTTATCGTACGTGTCTGTAGGTATGGGAGACAAGTTGCCTGAGAAAGAATTAACAGCTATAAGTAAAAAAATTATAGTAAAAATAAAATGTCTCATTTATGCATACCTCCACCCTGCGTAATTAATTTCTGGTATATAGTCTATGCCTTCATCGTAATCCTCAAAACACATAACTGTTGAATCAAACAAGTTAGGACTCACAATTTTAAACTTAGCCTTCATTTCAGGCTTAGAGTACAACTGAATCATGCCGCCTGATGGTTTTCTGGGTATTCTACAAGTTTCAGCGCGTAAAATTTCAATTTCCTCAATTTCAGAAGAAATTGATATCATTCTATCAGGATCACTATAAATATTTTTAGTTACAGCTAACCAAGTATTATAATAACGATCTCTTAGACGCCAAGACTTCTGTGCACGTTTATTTTTAAACAAGTCCCTGTTGGTTTTTCTTTGTTTACTGTCGTTTTCTGCGCCTTCATAAATTTCTTCAGGATTGTCAGGAGATTCGCTGCCTTTGTACATCGTGTGTGATATTTTTTTACCGTGCAGTGCGTCTTCTACCTGTCGATTTAGTGCAACCCCCATCCCATCGCAATCCCAAGTGAACAAATCAACGCTGTTAGCAATAGCATAATCCAAAGCCCAGTCCATACCTTCATTTACGTCTCCTGTAGTCTTTCTAAGCACTTGTTTAACTAACGAACCGTGTCTATGAGCTAAGCCTTTATCGTCTGGACCTAAGTCCGAAGGATCAAACGCTACAACTTCAATTCCACGAGGTTTCCAACCAAGTTTTATATGCGCATCTACAGCCGCGTCAAACCAATCAGCTTTAATAATAGCATTTTCTACAGAATCGTTAAAATAACCTAACCACTTATGGTCATATTCCGCTCGGTCAAGGTATTTAAAATCCCAAAGCCGTTCAGCCTCTAATTCTGGTGGAAACCAAGGGTTTTCGTCGTAGTTTGTCCAGCAAACGTAGTGAATATCGTCACGATAAACGCCGTCTTTTAACAATTCTTTATAAAAAGGGACTAAGAAACGCTTAGATACAGCGTCCTCTCTTGATTGCGGATTAAAAATTACCCACAATTCGGACTTTTCCTTACGTAAAGTAGGTGTTAAGTCGCGTATTATCTCGTCTGTTAAGAAATCGCCTTCCTCAACTAAAAAAATATCAAAACCTGAGTACGATTTAACAGATTTTGAATCTCTACCCAATCCTTTTGATTTAAAAAATCCACCAGAACGGTGCTGAATTTTACGATCTGTTATGCTAAAGTCTGGAACATTCAGCCGAACAATCTCGTCTTTAATAAGCATCCAAACAGAGTCGTCTATAGATGAGCCAAATTCTCTAAAAATACAAACACGCTTCTTTTGCGTCTGCACTTTGTGTATTAAAATATCAACGGCTGTCTGTGATTTTGTACCTGCACGCCCTCCTACCGCAACTTTAAACCTAACCTCGTCATTAAGGAATGGAAGCATCTTCGGTGTTAAGTTAAGTTCAAATTTAGGCATCTAATCTTCATCCGATTCTTTTTTATCAGACAAGCTTTTATGAACAACGTTTACAACCCAAGCGTTTTCTTCAACCTTTGCCAATCTGTCTTCGATTCCGCCACCCTTAGGACCATACTCTTCAGGATACAACTTCTCCAGCAAGGTAAGAGAAACTCGCCAGGCTTTCGTACCAGTCGCCTCTCTAATATCTTTAAGCAACTTTGCTTTACACTCAGCACGACTAAACAATTCCTGCTTAATCAAATCAACGAATTTTTCTAACGATAAACCTTCGCCGTTAAGTAACGCAGTGAGTTTAAAATTACTAATGTTCATAGCGTATGCCGTGTCCGAGACGGTAAGTCCAATAGACCTATAGTACCCGTATTGTTCCAAATTAAAGCCGTCAAGGATAGGATCATTTATTCCAGAGTCTTTGAACAAAGGAAAAAGGCTGAGAGCTACGCTACACGCCTGTCTGCGATCATTATCTTCAAAAGCAGACAGAACCTTGTCAAACTTTTCAACGGATATTTCTTTATATTTGTCCATGAGTGCACAATACAACAAAAAGCAAACCTTTGTCAAGGTTTTTGTAAAAATAAAAATGTACACTGCGCGAAATATGTGAAAAAATTTCCGGGTGTTCTCATGATTGGGTTTGTAGGAAAAAGGAGGTGGGGTGTTTACAATGGGTTTGAAGTGAGTCGATTGGTCTTCCGGGATGGTTTGGGTTAATTTGAGGTCTGAAGAGGGTTGATTGGCGCGGATCTTGAGGAATCTTCGATTTAAGAAGGGTTTGAGGAAGGGTTGGATTGGTAGTATTCGGAAAGTTTGAAAATGAGAATTTGGGCACGTTTTGAGGGTCGGATTTTTAGGGTTTGGGTGGAAAATGTGAGAGGATTGGGTTTGGGTGTTTGACGTGAGTTAAGAGGGCTTGGTCGTGGGAAGGAGGGCTACGTACGTGAGGGATTTGACTAAGGTTTAGAGTTAGACCTAATCATAATCAGGTGGAAAATTTTCTTCGGGTTTGGTTTGTGTACACTGCGGCAATGGTCAACCGGCACGTATCGCAGTGGGAATTGTAATGTACACCAAGGACCAAGGACCAAGGACCAAGGACCAAGGACCAAGGACCAAGGACCAAGGACCAAGGACCAAGGACCTGTGCTATTAGTTACGCGCGAACAAGCGTTAAACGCAAGATTTGTGTTTTATGAAATTTGAGCTAAGTGAAATAATTTACAATTAGGTGTATAACGTTGGTACGCATCTTGCAGTCCTTATTATAGGTGTGAGGTAGTGAGCTAAGCTTAACAGCGCTGAGTTAAGCCTAACGACACTAAGCTAACGTCATTAAGGTAGTGGTTTTGCGTGACGGGACAGGTTGTTTTATAGGGTGAATTTGTAACAGTTACAAAACTAACATATAACATATTGAATTTATAATATAATATTGTCACTAAGTCTTTTTTATGACCTTTGTAACCACCTTGTAACACCCCGTGAAACACGTGAAACGCCCGTGGTTATTGGCTTGTAACTTGTAATCAAAATTTAAAACCTCGATTTTTGACCTCAGAAAAAATAATCTCATTTCAAAGACCGTGCCAGGCACGGAATATGCATCGTCAAATAATTATATTTTTATTACACTATGCAACTATCATGCCTGGCACGGATTTTATATCAACTATATTTTTTTTCAGGCCCTCCGAAATTTTTCCAGAAAAAGTGATTACAAAGTTACAAACCCCGAAACCCTTGTCCCTCAACGGTCTACACGTAATCAAAAATAATTTGTAACCGTTACAAATCATAACCTATTGTATTTGTTATATATTTTTTTTTGAAAAATAGTTACAAAAAAAGCCCTCTGCAAAACCCGTCCCGTCCCGCAAAATCACTACCCTTAACACCTAACAAACGCCACATACCCACTCAAAACCCGCTGTACAACCACCATCCACCCAACCCACAAACTATTTTAAATTTATTTTAAAAAGTGCTTGACAACAATTAAAACCTATGTAAGAGTAGGATATACAACGATAGTATTTAATAATTAACCTTATCACAAAGGAGAACAACACCATGGCAACCGTAAAACAAAACAGATACCTATGGGCATTTGAAGTCCGTAACTCAACCACACCTGCAATCAATTGGACAAAACTGGACTTGCCAGTACAAGCAGCGTCTGACCTGATTAAACTATGTGCAGTATACGAAAAGGATAAAGCCAGCAACACTGTGAAAGAATCCACAACCTGTGCCGTGGACTATGCTATGCAGCGCTATAGCTTTAATTTTAACCTCAAACCCATTGTAAACCAGAACCAAGAGCCAGAAACCAAAACCATTGTAAAAGAAATTGAAGTCATTAAAGAAATTGAAGTCGAAGTAATTAAAGAGATAACCAAAACCGTCACAATAACCGACGATATGACTCTTGACACCATAATTGAAACAATCTACCCCTTTGTAAAAGGCGCCGCTATTATAAAGGATATATATGAAGCAAAGCTTCCTGAACCCCAACAATTCAACACAAAGAAGAACTATTTCAAACCGGACAATTTTGATCTCATTGCCTCTGTTGTCAAGACCGGCGCTCATGTTTTAATCAAAGGCCCGGCGGGATCAGGCAAAACTATGTTATGTGCTCAAATTGCCGCCGCCTTTGAAATACCGTTCTTTTGTTTTTCTTGCTCCGAAGGCATGAAATACGGCCATGTTTATGGGGCTGACGAATTGTACACCGATCCCACAACACAGCAAACTGTATCCAGGTTTAAACTGTCACGCCTCATGGAAGAGATACAAAAACCCGGCCTTATCCTTATGGACGAAATGTTTGCATTAGAACCTGGGCTGCTTATGGGCCTTAACGGCTTGTTTGAACCAAGCACCCGGCAGATAGAAACTAAAGGCGGGCTTGTAGCAATGCACAAAGACTGTTTAATCATGGCTGCTACCAACACCGACGGTCGGAACCTGGATCGCTCCCACATAGGCGCAAAAAAGGTTGACGGCTCATCCCTTGATAGGTTTGTAACATTTTACTTTGGATACAGCGAGCAAGCGGAAAAAGGTATTTTAAACCAGTTGCCAACAAAGCCAAGGAAATTTATAGCAGAGACGCTCACAAAATTCCGAAAAGACCTGGAATTGAATAACATTGCTTTTAGTGCTTCAACCCGGCGCTTATCCTCTTGTGTTAAGCTCTGTTTACACGGCATTAATCCGATTGACGCTTTTACAGCCTGTTTTACCGGGCAGTTGTCACAAGGCGAGATAAAAAAGCTCAATCTTGATAATCTGACCTATACTATATAATAAGGATACAAACCATGTTGACACCTTCAGAATATTTAAAAGAAAGCTTTCCTGAAAACAATACTTTGTGGCTTTCAGGCATGGATATTATCAGGCATTGCCTGCAAAAAGACGTTAAGCAGACGTTTTTTAATGATAACAGCCCACACACAAATTACTGGGATGCGTTTAGCGAGGCAATGCAAGACCGAGCACAAGCAGAAGACAATTTTCAGGAGATTTATGATAATACATATCAGCCAAAACAAAAACCCCTTATAATACAAGATGACAGTGGCATACTGGATGTAAGTGCCTTTATTGCTAAAGAAGAACTTTGTTTTGAATCTGAAATAAACTTTATAGACAATACTGACGCTGTCTCAGTCATTATGGATATGTTTATCCCGTTTAGAGATAGTGAAGAAACGTACATGGTAACACGGCATCAAAAAGTTTATGATCTGATAGCGCAATGTGATGCAGAAAATAGACCTATTCAGGTAGTAGGGGCGCTTAGTCTTGAAATCCCTGAACTATCAGAGCCGTTTAAATGTTTCATTATTATCAAAGATTATTCGGACCCTATTTTCCCTACTCTTTGGGGTGTACTTAAAAATAACAAAACAGCTAACAATTTTTTAAATGTAATAATGGACTTTTTTATAGGCACACGGGATGAAGGCAACGGTACACTTAAAGAAATAAACAATGCAGAACAGTATTTTGCAGACCACGAAAATTTGATAATTTTCGGTGAGAAAATTGCAGCTAATGGCGCAACATATATCAAAGACTAAAAGGAGAATAAACAAATGGAAACCAACAAAGAATTGAACCCTACGGAACAAATGGCAAAGAGTTTTAAAGACATAACCGAATACCTTAACGCCCACTTGTTTGACGGACAGTTGCCGCCGGTTTTTATTACGCTGACACGTAACAATAAGGTCACTGGTGGATACTTTGCAAGCGATCAATGGACAAACAATGACACGTCCGAACAAGTAGCAGAAATCGGCATAAACTCAAACTTGTTAGCTGATGGCGATCCGTTGACTTTTTACAACGTTTTGCTCCATGAACTAATCCACCTGGAACAGTATGAGACCAAAACAAACGGCAGAAAAGGATATCACAATCAAGCTTTTGCAGACAGGTGTGACGCAATGGGCTTTGATATCAAGGTATCGGACAAAGACGCTGTAGAAGGTCAGAAAACAGGGCAGGCCGTAGCCACGTATCTACGGCCCGGCGGCAAGGCTGAATTAATAATCGCTAATTGTCCTTATGACTTAGACTATTCAAATAGTCAAGCCTTGACTATTGATGACGCAGGGCAGCCGCAAGCAATACCGGAACAGGAACCTAAACAGGAAGAACCAAAAAAATCAGGTGTAAGAGTAAAATACACCTGTCCTAAATGTGGTACGCGTTTGTGGGGTAAAAGCGGCCTTGATATAATATGCTCACCTTGCTACGAACATTTTATTGAAGCACGTTAAACCATAAGAATTTTAACCTAAGAGCCTATGTCTAATAGCATAGGCTTACTAAACAGAAAAGGATATCCAACCATGCAAAAAACACTTAATAATCCAGCTTACGCCTGCCTTGACAATTACTTCAACGATGCCACAGACTACAGCACCCTTAACACCTTGGGAAAAAACTTTGACGGCATAGATTTTGATAAACTGACAGACGATTATATCAAAACTTATTGTAATGTACATTACACTAAGTCAAACAATAAACAAGCTGATAACAGGAGCTAAAGACCATGGATAAAATACGACTCGTTAAAGCCGCTATAAAGCTTAAGCAGGTGTACACTTGTATGATCTGCGGTAAAGAAAAGTTAGGCGATACAGTTACGTTTGCAACTACAGCGCACAATGTCTATACGCTCACGACTGATATTTATGCCGTACCTAAAAGGGCAGCTAATATGCCTTGTGGATGGTCGTCATATACGGACGGTTATAAATGTAAACATTGTACAACCAAAAGGAGATAAGTCGTGAACGAAAATACCCTTGAAATATTTTATCAAACAAAACCAGAATATTATACAGGTGACGACGTGGCCATAACAATCCACTATAAAGCTAAAGGCCAAGGTATGGCTGAGGACATAGCCAACCAGGTAAAGGACTACGTAGCAAAAACCTACGCTATTAAAACCCTGATACATAACTATGCATAGGAGAGATAAAACCATGACCGAAAATCAAAAAGAAGTCTTTAAGACTATTATAGAGATTGTATTAATAACCGTTATCGGATATCCTTTAATGATATTCTTTCTAACATTATAAAGAGAGGTTAGACCATGCAAATTTTTTGGCCGGAAAACAGCTATACACTATCAGCACAAGCCTTGGATGATAAAAGGCTTAACAAGCAAATTGTAGAACTTGGTCAAATCTTATCGACTGCTATATGGATAGAGGACTGTAATATAGCAGAGACCTTGTACGCTAAGGGTGAGATTTATTTACCTGCCTATGAGAATCATCCTGTAGTAAAGGACTGTAAACACTACTACTATAAAGCTGTAGCTTATCAAGCCTATCTATGTATGGAATACACCTGTAGATATCGTAAACAACACTCTTTACACGTCACAAATGTATTCTATCAGAAACTCTACAGTTTGTTTATACACCATTCTGAAAGACCTTTTCAAAATTATACAACAAACCATAAACATATAAAGGATGTGAACGAAGCATACCGACAATGTTTAATTGCAAAATGGAAGTCAGATAAAAACCCGCCTAAATGGACCCGAAGAAATATTCCAATTTGGGCAAAATAACTCTTGACAAAAATAAAAAAGTATGATAGTCTGTTAACCATAGAATGAAACACGGCCAAAAGGCCACACAACCAAACACCATTATGAAAGGATTAAAATCATGGCTGAAAAATCACCCGAACAAAAAGAGAGAGACAACGCCCGAAACGCAGCAATTCGCACCGCAAAAGAAACGATCAGGGCATTTTTCGCAAACAAACTATTCGGCAAGCTGCCGGAAAACATTCAGGAAGCCCTTAAAATCCTGGCCCCTACTGCCCGGCTTGCAACCAGTACACTTTCCCAGGAATTGCGCGATCTGTTTGGTGACAAAACCATGCTGACCGAGCTTGAAGTATTTAAGGCTCTCAAGGTCGGCCCGAACGAGTTCAAAGCCAAGGTCAATCATGTTCTGAAACAGGCGCTTCCCGAAGAAAGAATGTGGATCAGTTACGATCCCCAGGAATGTACGTGGACACTGGTTTCCACAGGCGCACTTTGCCCCGAAGGTTTCAGGATGGACAACCTTATTCCTTCTGTTCAAGATTATCTGGATCACCCTGATTTTGAGACCCTGACAGTTTCTCAGTTGATTGCCGGATCAAAAACAAAAACAGAAATCCAGCCTGAATAAAAATTCCCTGTTCTTCTCAGGTCTGGTACCCCTCATGGAAATCGTTTCATGAGGGGTTTTTTATTCCTTGAACCCTGCCGAATAGCTCAAGACCTGCCCAATGCGCCTTCATAGAACCCGCCAAAAAGCCTTTTAAATCAGGCAATTATATTTAAAATCACTTGACAAAACAGAATTTATATGGTAGTATTAAAATAAATGAAGAACAATGCAATACCTATAGCAGCATTCGATTGTAGTGTACATTACAAACTTTAACGTATGGAGGTTTAAACATGGAAAATTCAGTTATTATAAACGGCGTAAAGTACGTCAAAGAAATTAAGACAGACTCAAACAAATGCATAATCAGAACCTATTCAGCAGGGGTGCATTTTGGACAGGTAAAGAGGCGCGACGGCAAAGAAGTAGAGTTAATAAATGCCAGGAGGTTGTGGTACTGGGCAGGGGCTGCATCTTTATCGCAACTCGCTGTAGCCGGCGTCAAAAAGCCTAAAGAGTGTAAATTCTCGGTAGCTGTTCCGTTAATAATTTTGACCGAGGCCATTGAGATTATCCCGTGTACCAGCGAGGCAGTAACAGTCATTGAAAGTGTGCAGACATGGGAAGTTTAATAAGAGGAGACGGAGACGGATACGGATACGGAGACGGAGACGGATACGGATACGGATAACTTTACTATAAAATGTACCGCACATTACAAATTTTAACGTATGGAGGTTTAAAACTAATGAAGCTTAAAAAAAACAGGTGGGTAGATAAAAAAGGCAACTCATGGGATGGCGAGATTCGGGAGGCAGAAGCTGAAAGACGAAGTAATACTTTGATAAACTGTTCCAACTGTTCCAACTGTTCCAACTGTTCCAACTGTTCCGACTGTTCCAACTGTTCCGACTGTTCCAACTGTTCCAACTGTTACGACTGTTCCGACTGTTCCGACTGTTCCGACTGTTCCCGCTGTTCCGACTGTTCCCGCTGTTCCGACTGTTCCGACTGTTCCCGCTGTTCCCGCTGTTACGGCTGTTCCAACTGTTCCAACTGTTACGGCTGTTCCCGCTGTTCCGACTGTTCCCGCTGTTACGGCTGTTCCAACTGTTCCGGCTTTACAGCAAACCCTGCTCGGTACACATCTAAGCCGTTAGGCAGTAGAGCGGATCAGACTACAACATATTGGTTAACCCCTGAAAAAACCTGGGTTGTTTGCGGATGTTTTAAAGGTGATCTGGTTGCTTTTGAAGCGGCTGTAGACAAAACTCACGGGACCACAGTACATGGAATAGCTTATAAAGAGTATATTAAACAAGTAAAAAGGCTTATAGATTAGACAGTGCAATGTGCGCTACAATTTTAATGTATAGGGGGTTTAAATGTCTAACTTAATAAAAGGAGCTATTTATGTGAGGCTCCAACCAATAGCGGGTTTAAAGGCTGATAAGTATGCCTCTAAAGACGAGATTATTAAAATAGAAGCCAATGCGCAAGCAAGTCTTCTTTTTAAAATCGAGCACTGGTTGAACAGTGAAGTTTCCACGCAAGCATTTGAAAAATTTGGAGCAGGTGTCCGGCTCCATTTACCAGAATAAAGGAGTTAAACCAATGGCAATACGCATAACGGAACTATTAAAAGTCATGGAAGCTAATAATATAAAGCTTCCAAAAACAGGTACAGGGCGAAGCAAGCAAATAACAGTTAGAGACCTTGAAACCTGTATAGGTGATTATTACGTTAATAAAGGTTTTTGCAAAGACTCTGACGACTATAAGCATTTAGAAGTCAGACGAGCCTGGACCCCGATGAAAGCTTATAGATTTAACGATCTTAACGCAGATATACAAGATACTATTTTTGACGATTTAAATGATTGGTTGGCCGAAGAAAAGTTCAACGGATGGCGTATGATGATTACTTGCCTGCCCGGATCAACCCCAAGATTTTGGGGAGGTAACATATCCCAAGTCAATTTCCTGCCTGTAAATTATACTGAACACGTCTTATTAAAACAAAACTCAGACGGCCTTGAACAAGCTTATAAAGCTACCGATTGTAAATTCATATCTATACTTAAAGAGCCTTGTATACTGGACTGTGAGGTTCTTGTGCATGACGGTATGGAGATTTTAACAGGACATACAGGACTTTTAAAAGTACAAGAAATATTAGGTTCATCGCCTGATAGAGCAAGGATGTTGCAAAAAGACGCGACATTGTTGTTTAAAGTGTTTGACTGTATAAGATTAAAGCATCCGTTTGAGCCTTTGTTACAACGAAAAAACACTGTAAGGGAAGTTGTGACCGCCCTCAATAATCCAATAGAATTGAACCTTCAACAGTTTTCAACGGTATCTTTTTATGCCACAAATAAAAAAGCATATGTTAATTCTATTTGGAAATCCGGCGGAGAAGGAATCATATTAAAGAATCAACACGCAGCATATGTTCCAGACTCAAGGTTAAAGACTCATCAAATCAAAGTTAAGCGAACGAATAGCGGAGAGATTGGAGACGATTTGGATGTATTTATCTCTAACGTATTTAGCACGCCAGAATGGGCAAAGAAAGACTTGATAGGCGGCGTTGAATTGTCTTTGTACATTAAATCCAAAAATGTAACTACAGAACACGTCATAGCTAAAGTCACCAGTATCCCGGACCATATCAGAAAAAGCTTGACCGATGACCCTGAAAAATGGATAGGGGCTGTCGTCTTATGTGACGGTCAAGAATTATCGGCTATTCATAGAAGACTGTTACACGCTAAAGTGCTGTGGTCTAAAGGTGTAAGGCAAGACAAGAGCCCGGAAGACTGTGTAATGGAGTTGAATGAAATAGAAGGAGTGAAATTCTGATGAAAGACACAATTGAAATATGCTTAACAATAGTTTACGAGACAGACCACGCCTACCTTGTAACTGATGACGGCGCGCAAGAAGTTTGGATTCCTAAATCACAAGCTAAGCCAGACTGTGACTGTGGTAAAGATGACACGGTGACATTTACTATGCCTGAATGGTTGGCGTTAGAGAAAGGATTTATTTAAAATGAATACGGAATTTTTTATAGCTCTGGCTTGTATAACCTTAATAAGTACGTTAAAAACGCCCAATATACTTTCGGCGGTATCCTTTGGTTTTCTTATGAGCTTATTATGGGAGCAGTGGTTATGATACCAGCGCCGTTTGACCACCAGACAAAGGCTAATGAAAAACTCAACCCTTTGCAATACGCAGCTTTATTCGCAGACATGGGTACAGGTAAATCAAGAATAGCAATCGACTGGTTTATACACAAACACAATACAATAGGCTCAAATCACGTCGTAATTATAGGCCCTATTGTAGTTCTGCAACAATGGTTAAACGAACAGTTACCTACCCATTGTAGTGTACATTACAATGCATACGTGTATAACTCTAAGCCGAGTATAAAACATACTCAGCAGTTAGATAATTTCATGATGTCTGCTAAGTATAGCAAAGGGTTGCATATCTTCTTGATTAACTTTGATTCGTTTGCATCAAAGAAAGGCGCAACTCTTGTCGAACAGTTCTTGTCAACACATACATCGCCCCCTGTTATAATTATAGACGAATCGAGTCGGATAAAAAGCCCCGACGCATTGAGCGTAAAGAGCATTGTTAAGTTAAGAAAGACTTATCCTGAATCGTTTAGATTAATCATGTCTGGAACACCGGCAAGTAAAAGCCCTGTAGACCTGTGGTCACAATTTGACTTTCTTACACATAACTATTTTCAATGTGGATATGTGTTTTTTAGAAGTCAGCACACTGTTAGAACAGTAAAGAAACTACAGATAAAAGGTCGCCTTATGCAAATTGAATCCGTACTTGACAGGCATACTTATGACAAAATTAAACTTGTTATAGACCGTAATACAAAAGACGGTAAACTTCATCCAGACGTACCTGCTATGTTACAGGCGCAGTTTCATTTAACAGCAGAAGATTTCTGGTGCATTGTCAATTCTCAAGTTTTTACAAGGTTTAAAAACACTGACAAGATAAGAGAGCAAATTAAACCGATAACGTATGCAGTAAAAAGGTCAGAATGTGTAGACTTGCCTGAGAAAATATACCAAACTATTACTTGTGAGCTCAATCCTGAACAGAAAAAGTTGATTAAAGACTTGGTGCAGTATAGTGCCGCGGTTTACGGCGAAGACGTTTTGACTGTAGAGGTAACAGCTTTGATCGGCATGAGAGTTCTTCAAATTTGCGGAGGAAATTTCAGCCATTTAACAGACTTAGAAGGTAAGTATGCTACAAAACCAATAAGTGGATCAAACAGCAAGCTACAATATATATTAAAAGATATTCCAGAAATCGGAGAACAGCAGTTCATTATTTGTGCAGTCTTCACACCTGAAATTGAACTGCTACAGAAAGAAATTTCAAAGGTTGCAGAGGTTGGCTCATTGTACGGAGAGACTTCCGATACACAAAGAGCGAAAGTAGTACAAGATTTTAAAGCTGGTTACTTGCAAGGACTTATAATGAACCCGACAGTTGGGGGGTATGGGTTAAACCTGCAAATGGCAAGCGTCCAATACTGGTACAGCCGGAACTATAGAACAGAAGCCCGGCTACAGACAGAAGACCGCATCCACCGAATAGGCACGGACAAAAGCCCAATCTACAAAGACCTGGTGAGCAATATAAAGTTTGAGCAGGACGTTTTAGATGTATTAAGAGAAGGTAAAGAGATTAATGACGTGTTTGTGAATAAGAAAATCAATGAAATTTTTAAACTGTAAAGGAGCTTAAAATGATTTCAGGAACAATAGCATTAGAGGATTATATAATAACATTTACTGATATAGGCGACCAACGAGTGAATTACACTGTGTTTAATACAGTAGAGCAATCGCAAGAAACGCTAACAGTATACGCTTACGACTTCTTTAGAGCACTTGCAATAGCAGTACATCCAGACGGATTTGATAATTATGAAGAAAATTACGAGCTTGCGGAGTCAGCAATGCCAAACAACCCTAAACTAAGATGGATACCTTAAACAAAGGAGAAGCAATGAACACAGATTTTTTGAAACAAGCGGCGCAAGAAGAAGGCGAAAAAGCCCAGGAGGACTCATTTTTAGTATTAACTAACCTTGCAGAATGTTGGAAGGCAGCTAAAGCAGAGTTTGAAGACCTTGAAAAACGTGCGAAGCTTGCTAAAGATAAGTTCAATAAGATTTCTCAAGAAGATATTCCTAATGCAATGATGGACGTAGGGATTAGCGAGTTCCGTCTGTCAAGCGGAGAAAAGGTAAGCTTCAAAGAAGAAGTTTCGTGCGCTGTAAAGGACTACGACAAACTTGATGTTTTTCTTAGTGAACGTTGCGAAGACGGTATGTTGAAAACGTCGCTTGAAATGGGAAAAGTTCCTAAAAACATTCTAAGCAAGCTACTCCAAGAACTTAACGAGACTTATGGAATTAGCGCAATACCTAAAAGGATAGTGCATCCTCAGACAATGGTAGCGTATATTCGAAGACTCTGTGGAATTAATGGAAAGACCGAAGCCGAAATGTCCGTGGCAGAAATTGACCCCGAAATGTTGAGTGTTTACAGGCACTATAAGACAACTGTAAAATAAAGGAGCGCGCTATGGACACATCAGGGAATATAAGAAATCTGGTTCAAAATGAACAGCCAAAAGATAATGAGTTGCTTTTGACGGAGGAAGAAGCTGCTGAACTAAGAAAATATACGTTATCAAAGCGCAAAAATTGGATGCGCAACAAGCCTTGCAGATGCGGTTCAGGTAAGAAGTTCAAGAAATGTTGTTGGTCAAAAATAGCAATTTTGAATCACCAAAATAATTAAAGGAGAACAACCATGACAAAGAAACAAACACCCGAGGAATTAGCCTCAATCTTTAAAAACTTTGAAGGCGACACAACCGGATTTGAGGACATGGACGGCAATACGCAGTCTGTACCCTTCTTGAGATTGCTTCAAGACCTGTCACCGGCAGTTAGAAAGAAACATGCTGATTATGTAGAAGGTGCTGAGGCTGGTATGATCATGAACACCATCACAAACAGGCTTTACACAGCACCTTTGAGATTTGTTGTTGGAAAGTTTGAGCGGTACTATATCGAATGGGGCGTAGACCGAAGCGGATTCAAGGGCGCACACGCTGTTGACCTTATTGAAGAGCGCATAGGCAGAGACTTGCTTATTGACGACAAATTGAAAGTAGTTGATCCTAAAACAGGGAACACTTTTTCAGATACATATGTCTATTATGTTCTGTTACCTGATTATGTAGCGGATGGTGTTTGCATTATTAGCCTGTCATCCAGTCAGTTGAAAGAAGCTAAACGACTTAATCGCAATCTCAGATCAACAATGATTCCAGGCACAACTCAAAGAGCATTGCCTTTCTTCATGGTCTGGAACTATGAAGTAGTTACACAGAGCAATGATAAAGGAGAATGGTGCGGTCCAAAGTTCACGCTCAACGGATTTGTAACACAGGATCAATTGGAATACGTCGCAAAAGAACGTAAAGAACTTCCAAACAAACCTATCAATTTCGCATTGCTTGAGGAAGACGCAGGTAAAGATCACGTTTCTGACGATGGAACAGTCAAGTTTTAGCGTTAGCGAGTATGAATTTTTTAGTGTGCGAGTAGCTTGTGTTGAACTGCAAGCTACTCGACGTTTCAGATTAGAGAGCGAAAGCTATACGTTTTTAAAGAGCTGCTTTAATCTTAACAAGTATAAATTCATACGAGTTGACACAACAAATCAGATCGGTTTTCCAGATTGTATGTGTTTAAGAGAGTCAGAATACTCGTTAATCGAAGTCAAGAGGCTCAAGACCAAAAAGCTTACTAACATAGCTACAAACATTGAATTTCAACCTGGACAAATACCGTTTATGCTTAAAGCGTTACTAAATAAACTAAACTACCTGCTTACTGTAGTTAAAGATAACAGGCTTATGATAATAGGGGATAAAAACTATGTACGGACAATGCTTGATAACACCCACAATTTTGGATGCTTACGAATTTGCAACGAGCGCCCCGCCATCATGGAAAGAAAGAGCAGAAGCAAGCTTCATAGCTAAGTTAAAGCGCGAGAAGGAAGACTATCCTGCCTGGGTTAAACGCGGTAAAGATTTTGAAGACACGGTAACAAGGGTGTGCAACAAAAGCCTTAATAAGACTATAACACAAGGCTCAGAACACTTTAATAAAGTAAGTAACGCTTGTCAAGGGGGTAGATTTCAAGAGAAACTAAGTAAAAGCATTATAGTAGACAATCAGAAAGTATTTTTATTCGGATATTCGGATGTCACATTCCCTACGCTAATTGTAGATATTAAGACTACACTTAAATATTCGGGTGAAGCTAAATATCTGAAAGGACACCAGCACTTAATCTATTGCTATATGAAACAAATACCAAACTTCAAATATATTGTGGTTGAATGGTTAAACGAAACAGACGACACGATTAAAGACGTACATGAGATCAATTACACTGTTCCAGACTTTGAATCATTAGAGGAACGTATCGTTATAAGGATTATAAGCTTCTTTGAATACCTTAGAAATAAAGGATTGTGGTTAGACTACTATCAAACATTTTCTAAAAACTAAAGAAGGTATACAATGGAGCAATTTAGAAAATTCTCTGATGATTTTGCACTTCTATTTTCAGGTAGCAAAGACTGCTACGGTATACACGTACCTGATAAGAAAACTAAAGAGGGCGAAAAGGCTAAAGGTAGTTCGTACACTAAGACCGAACCCTTACCAGAAACTATATACCTAAAACACTTACACGGTAAGGCCAGTATAGGCATAGTTCCAATCGACAAAGAAGGTATGATTTCTTTTGCAGCGATAGACGTTGACGTTTATCCGTTGAATCCTGTAAAATATCTTACAATGTTGCACAAGGCAAAGTTGCCCTTAATAGGCTTTAGAAGTAAAAGTGGCGGTTTGCACTTATTCTGCTTCTTTAATCCGCCAGTAAAAGCCGTAACTGTAATGCCTTTGATAGATAACATTAGATCAATGTTAGGGTTAAAGCCTGACACTGAAATATTTCCAAAGCAAACAGCAATATCTGAAAAAGGGGTAGGTAACTGGATAAACTTGCCTTACTACAACGCGGATAAAACCGAACGGTATGCGTATAGCTTAGACGGTAAACCCTTGCCTTTGTCAGTGTTTCTTTCTCATGCGCTGTCTATGCGTACAACGCCTGCACTATTAAAGGCGGCACTTGACCATTTACCTTTATCAGAGGCTCCGCCGTGTTTACAACAATTATTTTTAGCCGGGGGTGCTGAGGCAGGTAATAGAAACTCATTCTTACTAAACTGCGGGGTATATGTAAAAGCACGTTTTGGTGAAGCCTTTGCAGATAATCTACATGCGCTAAATAACGCTACGCTTGACCCATTAGACTACGCAGAAATGGACAAAACTGTCATAGCTTCTTTAAACAAGAAGGAATACCATTACGCTTGCACATCGCCGTTGTTAAAAACAGTTTGCAATAAGGAAGTATGTAGAGAGCGCAAGTATGGCGTAGGTGGGCAGTTTATTAGTGATTTTGAGTTTGGGCAGTTGACAAGGTACACAGGCGAAAACGATGATGATGAGTATTACATTTGGAAAGTAAACGAAACAGATTTTACACTATACGGTATAAACGATCTAATAGGTCAAGAGCATTTCAGGATGTTATGTGGTAGCAAACTCAACAAGATACCAAACAGACTTAAAGAACACGTTTGGATAAAGATTGTAAACACGGCACTTTCAAATGTTAAAGTTGTTGATGATGAGCTTGGTATGGGTATGTCAGATAAATCACATTGGCAAGATAAAGTTAACGAGTTCTTATCAACCAGAAAAGCGTTAAGACCGTCACAGTTAAACGAAGGGCTTGTGTATCTTAAAAAAGATAAGCTTTATTTTAAGCTGTCTACATTGCAAGAGTTTTTGTTACAGACACAAACTTTAAGAAGTATATCCAAAAATCAGCATAGAAGTTTACTGCAAACTTACGGAGTACATAGAGGCACTATAAGAGTAAACAATGTACCCGCAAGCTTTCATTATGTTGTATTAACTGACCAGCATAAGAAAGGGCGGTTAGTTGATATAATGGAGAACCCCGAAAAAGAAATTGAAGAAGCTAAAAAGAAAGTTATAAAAGAGAACGATTTTGAATCATTATTAAACTTTAAAGAGGAGGAAAAGTTCTAATGGAAAAGAATATTACAGAAGAAGACCAGGCTATATTAGCAGAGATTGATAAGCGTTCTCATGAAGAGATGCTTAGACTCTGGCGTTTTGCGCCAGTTGGTCACGTTTATTTTGACTCTAAAAAACATTATGCAGAGCACTTTCTAAACATATTCAATGCGTTCGGGGCGTTTAATCCAACTATTTCAAAGAAAGTAGGATGGGGTAATGATTAAGCACACAGTGTTTGGACCACCAGGCACAGGTAAGACGACACACTTAATGTCGCTTATACTGGAAGACCTGAAGACAACAGAACCTAACCGTCTTGCCTTTGTCTCTTATACAAAACAGGGAACATATGAAGGAGCGCGCCGAGCACAGGAAAAATTTAAACTCAAAAACGCTGATATACCCTTCTTTAGAACAATACACTCCCTATGTTTTAAAGAACTTGGTATGCGTAAGTATGACATGTTTCAAGAAAAACACTACAAAATATTTTCAGAAAAGACCGGGATTCCATTCTTAGGTTACTATACGCAAGATTTTAACAGTCCTAACGACGCGTATCTACACGCAATAAGTATGGAGCGCCATAATCCGGAGTTAGCCTTGAAGATGTCTAAGAACATGAACGCAAAGAAATACGAATATATAAAAGATAATTATGCGCGTATAAAGCAGCAGCTTGGCATAAAGGATTTTGACGATCTGTTGGTAGACTATTTGGTGTTATGTAAACCTTTTGATATAGACACAGCGTATATTGACGAAGCACAAGACCTTACACCATTGCAATGGCAGGTTGTAATGCACATGTTTAAAAACGCTAAAAAGATTGTTATTGCAGGTGATGACGATCAGAGTGTTTACGAATGGGCGGGTGCGGATACCAAATCTTTCTTGGCGTTCTCGGAAGAAAGTACGATCCTAAACCATAGTTATAGATTGCCTGAGAAGATTAGAAGATTAGCGTCCACTATATCAGATGACATAACTGTAAGAAAAGAAAAAAAGTTTGAGTCTAACGGTGAAGAGGGCTCCGTGTCAAGAGCTAAAAGTATTAGGGATGTTGATATTAAAGGGGGCGAGCTTATACTTGCAAGAACAAACTACAAGTTACATGAGCTTGGAAAAGAGCTTGAAGAACGGGGCATATACTATATAAAGAAAGGTTTGCCATGTGTTAATCCTATGATATTAAAAGGAATAAAAGCTTATATCGCTTACCTTAAAGAAGACGAGGATATAAAAACAGTAAAGCAGTATGGTAACCTTTTCAGCAGGGTAGACAAGGACACTTCATGGCGTGATGCCATAGTTCAGTCAAAAGACCGTATAGTCTTTTATGACAAGCTTTTTAATGGCAATGCTTTAGAAAAAGAGGCTGTCAAGCTTGAGACATTCCACAGCGCCAAAGGTTCGGAAAACGATCATGTAATTGTGTCACCTGACTTGTCTGCCAGAGTTTCAGGGGAATTTGACGAGCAGAGGGATGCTGAATTACGCTGTTTGTATGTTGGGTTGACCAGAGCTAAAAAGAAACTGACCTTTTTGGCTCCAAAGTGGGATAGAAGTTATCCGTCAAAATATTTTAGATTGTAATGTGCATTACAAAGGAGCGCCCCATGAAAAATTCTATGATAGGTTTAACATTCGTCATATTCAATATTTCTACGATTTGGATAGCAGCGTACTTTTTCTTATTTTTTAACAACACTTGGATGGAGATTCCGTATATTTTATCTTGTACGTTTATTTGGATGGTGCTGGTGTATGTAAGTTTAGCGGTTTGTTTAGATAACTTTGACGGTATATAAAATTAGAAAAAAAGGATATAAATATGAGGTTAATATGCTGGTACTGCCATAAACGAGTAAGTTCCGAACTTCCAGAACATACAGTATTTAGAGCAATAGCTGTTTGCCCCGAATGCTTAAAAGACTCTGTAGAAGCCGAAGACTTACAAGTAGAGTTGGAAAACAAGGAGAAGGAGTCTAAATGACACATATCACAGAACAAGATATAAACCTGTATAAGCGTACTCCAAAGTTAGCATTAGACATTGAGACATATGATCCTGAACTACCAGACAAAGGTCCAGGAACACACAGAGGACAAGGTTTTATATGCGGTGTAGGTATTGGAGCAGAGACAGTAAATGGAGATAAGACGCACTATTTGTCTTTTAAGCATCCAGATACGCCAGCAGATGAGCGAGCAAAAAACCGTCTAATTATAGCAGACATATTAAAGTCAGATAACCGTAAACTCGGAGCTAATTTAAAGTACGATATTGAATGGTTGAACCATGAAGGCATCACAGTCAAAGGTAAATATGACGATGTGCAATTAGCAGAACCTTTGCTTGACGAGTATGCAAGGTCATACAGCTTAGAGAATTTGGCAAAAAAGTATTCTGTTAATAGAAAGCTGACAAAAGTATTAGACGACTATAACACAATAATGGGTTGGCAAGGAAAAGCTATAACAAATATTTGGCGTATGCCTGCTAAAGTTGCAGAGGAATATTGTACAAACGATTTAATTCTTCCATTGGAAATATTCACAAAACAGAAGATGGCATTAGAGCGTCAAAATCTTTACAATCTTTACGAGATGGAGCGCGACCTTACGCCATTGTTACTACAACTTAGACGTAACGGTGTCCGAGTGGATGAGAGGCGTTTAGCAGATGTGACGAAGTTTGTATCTAATGAGCATTGGAAAGTTAAACAAGATTTAATGTCGTGGGCAGGTTATGAAATTAACGCTAACTCAACAACGCAACTTGCAAAAGTTTTTGATTACAAAGGTATACCATATCCAAGAAAACCACCCACGGAACATATGCGTTTAAAAGGAGTTAAGACAGGCAATCCTCAACTTGATAAGATTACGCTTGAAGTTCTATCGGTCAATTATCCTATATGCAAAAAGATACTTGAGTATAGACATTGGGACACTATGATTAATCTATTCTTATGGCCTTACAGCGAAATGATAACAGATGGCAGGCTGTACTGTCAGTTCCACCCATTAAGGTCAGACAGCTATGGTACAGTGTCAGGACGCTTTTCCTCGTCTAAACCTAACTTACAACAAGTTAGTGCTAAGAGTGAGGACGGCGAAGATGGAGAATATGAAGACGATTCAGAGTACTCAGAAATGAAGGGTAAGCTACTTCGACAGTTATTCATACCAGAGGAAGGGCATCAATGGGGTAAGTCTGACTATTCTCAAATAGAATACAGGTGCATAGCACACTACGCGAAGGGTAAAGGCGCAATTGAGTTAAGAGAACAATACAACCACGACCCTAAAACAGACTTTCATAAGTACATTATGGATTTAACAGGATTCGATAGGCGCAATGCTAAGAGACTCAATTTTGGGGGCGCCTTTGGTATTGGCGTACAGTCGGCTGCGCGTTTATTTGGTTGGACAATGGAAGAAGCAGCTACATTTATGGAGACATATCACAAGGCCGCTCCGTACATTAAAGAAACAAGAAATGTTGTATCCAGTGTAGCCAGTCAACGTGGATATATATTTACAATTCTTGGGAGAAAGGCCCGTGTACATCCGAGCAGGAAACTGCATTCAATGTTCAATAGGCTTATACAGGGTAGCGCAGCGGATTTGTTCAAGGCTGCAATGTTAGCTGCTTACAGCGCCGGTGTTTTCAATACCCTAATACCTCATTTATTTGTTCATGACGAGGTTGACAACAGCGTTCCTAAAACAAAAGCCGGAGCTGACGCTCTTGGAGAGCTTGTTTACATTATGGAGAACACAACTAAATTAGATGTTCCAGTTAAGGTCGATACACATTTAGGTAGTAATTGGGCTGAGGCAGATTAATTGTAATGTTGAAACTAATAGGTACACTACTATTTTTGATCTTGATTCCGGCAGCAATTTCATGTGCCGATTTCATACCTGATCCTGTCTATGAGCATATCAGGATTCATGGTTCCGGTATTGACATGACTGGGATATGGACTGGCGGGAAAAGTAATAGGCAGTTAAGAAATAAAAACTTTAAATCGAAAGGAAGGTGAATGATGTACTCCCATTTAAAATTAAACATAGAAAATCCTCAAAACCACTTGTTGATGGCGTTTGTGGTGGGCATGCCTCCGGAAAAAGCAGACAATATATTGGTAGACCATACCGCCATGCTTATGCGAGATCGGCTAAAAGACGCCATGGAAGAAGGCCGACATGGGTGGAACATGCCTGTTGTTGACAATAAAGACTTGATTGACAGAGCCATTAAAAATATATCAAAAGGAGATTACCTCGATGCAATAAATCTTCTCGCAATGGTAACGGCAAGACAAACTATGTTTATTGAGGTTCCGTTTGAATTCCAAAAAGAAAGGTGAATAACGACATAGCGGTTTAAGATAGGTGCTCCGTGTAAGCTGTTTAATAGTTACCAGAGCACCTATCTTAAAAGTCAATTAAACATTTTCAAGTTTTCCAGGATCGTTGGCAATGAACTTTGCTTTTTCTTCCTGGAACACCTTTTCAATATCTTCCTCTGTAGCTCCGTTTGCTTTTGCAATGGCGAAGTACACGCCCAGTGACAATTTCAATAATTCTGCAATAGTTGTTGCATCCATAATTGTATCTCCTATTATAATGTTAATGCTGCGAGTTCATCAATTAGTAGAAACAACTGCGTTTCCGTTTCTACAGAATATGGGCTTGTTCCGCTGATCATGCCGGAGTACAATTCCAACAGCGGGTGCATTTTACTCAAAATATCTTTCTTTACCCGTAGGACTTCCTTTTTGGAATCTGTAAGAGTAACTTCTCTAACTTTTTTCCATTCCCCTGCTTCGGACTGAGAATACCCAGTATCGGTCATATAAGAAGAATACTGAGAATTGTACACGCTGTATGCGATAATGAGTTTTTGTTTTGGAGTCATAGTTGAACTGTCAGTAGTTACACCGCAGCTAACCAGCGCCAAGATAAATACCAATGCCAAACTAAATTTTAATGCTTTCATTTTTTTACTCTCCTTCTTTTGCTCCATTGTTTTCGTCTTTTCCTTTTTTGTCGGAAGAACCGAAAAAGAAAGAAATGATCGTGGTCAACCCAGTCCCAAGTAGAAATCCAATAATAAAATTGACAGTTTCTTTTTTCTCCTGGTTGATTTCAATAAAAAACGACACACCGTACAAATACCCAAACGTCAATAAAACTATCACACCAGCAAAAATCATTCTCTTATCATAATTGTTCATGCTCTTCCTCCTCTTGTATATACCTCAACCTTACGGTCTTGTCTCATAATGATTGCCGTCTGAGAATCGCCCACCCCACCTATTCTGAGGATCAAGGCTTTCCCAATAATCACCAAGAGGCTTATGGTCTTCTGACTTCTTTAACCAAACGCCATCTTTGAATAAGTTTAAATCAATCGCAAGGCGCTTATAGTGCAAAGAATTTTCCTTATGTCCGTCGTGCGCCCACAAGTCGCCTCCGGAAAGTGTGAATCCCAATTCATAAGCGCGTTGAATTAACTTTGATAAATTAAGCATAAATTTTGCTTGAGAGTTCATAATCCTCCTTACATTTTAATGACTGGCGCCCACCCTTTTATGATAGCCAATGTAACTCCCATTGAAACACCTATAGCAGCGCAGATAGATACGACAGAGTTTACCAACCTCCAATTGGAAAGTTTTTTAATATCTTTTTCCATCGCAAAAAAAGTGTCCTTACATGTTGTCGGATGCTCATCTAATCTTATTAGAATATCTTGGCACAGTTCAAATAGCATTCCGAGTTGCACATCAACAGGAGATTTATCAAATAGGTCTTTTGAGTATCCATTTATTGACATTCAGAGATTCCTTAAGTAATTATTGTATAAGTTTAGTGTTGCTGTTAAGGCCATTAAATACGTTTAACAAAGCTACGGTAGCAAATGGCGATTTTGGAACTACTTTACCATCAGGGGATACTTCGCACATACCGTTTCTAAACGATTCTGTAGCTTGTTGATTACCTTCAAGTAACTTCAATGCCTCAAACTGCCAGTGTTCGGACAGCATATCTATACAGTCCTTAATCATGATAGGTTTTCCACCGTCAGTAGGAACAGTATACTCCTTCCACGCCGGGCATCCTTCAGGGGTTGCCGGGGTCCAATAAGATTGAGGGCATCCGGTTTTTCTGAAACATTCAAGCCCACGGATACAGGGGCGCACAGGTTTTTTAGACATCTTCAACTCCTTCAAAAGCTGGAAGAGTTTTTAAATACAGGTATGCTTGGGCCACAAGGTTGCTGTCCTCAAAAATCTTCTTCCTGGAAAAGAAATTATCGTATTCGTTATCAGTTTTAGCTTGAAGCTCTGCGGATTCAATGGCTGATTCATAATCA